AAGAGATATTTGAAGATGAAGTTGAAATTTATAAAGATAAAGAACAAGTTGAAGAGACTGTATTCGAAATACTTGATATATTCGATACAGAAGATGATAAAGAAGAATTATCTGAAGAAGTAATTGCAGAAGAAGTTTCAGAGCTAGAAGAAGTAGTTGAAGAAATAATTGAAATAGATATTCCAGAAGTATCTGAAGAAGAACTAGAAGAATTTACTGAAGAGGAGTTAGAAGAATATGAAGAAGCTAAAGAAGAAGCAATTGAAGAGTTTGTTGAAGAACTTGAAACCGAAGAAGTTGTTGAAATCTTGGAAGAAATTAATGATGTCGGAGTGGAAAATCTTGCAGAAGTTAGCGAAGAGGTTATTGAAGTTGTAGCACAAGTTGTTGAAGAAGTAATAACTATTGCGCAAGAAGAAGAACTTACAGAAGAACAAATAGAAGTTGTAGCTGAAGTATTAGGTTTTGAAGAAGAAGAAGATGTAGAAATAATAGCGGAGCTAGCTAAAGAAGATGAAACAGTTGCACAAGCTGTTGATGAGTTTGTTGAAAGAGCAGTAGAAAATGCTGATAAATCTTCACAACCTTACACTCTTGCGGACGCTACCACAGAAATTGCTTTTGAGTCTTTCATTGAGTCGCCTATAAGTGTTATCATAGATGTAGATTTAGGCGCAATAGAATTAAGTAATATCTCAGATGATATGACTCAAGACCAAAAGGATAAAGCACAGGAAGTAATTGTGCCAACCATACTGGTAAGGATTGTATCGTTTGCATTAAGGAGATTTAATTGATAAATAAATTGTGGTCTTGGTTTGTTCAAGCAATAAAAGAAACACTTAACCTTAGTTGGACTTTGGTTGGTTTAATTATTGCGACTCTTACGCTGACTGGACAAGCCCAAACTATTACAGCAATGGCAACGCTTATAACTTTAACAATTTGGTTACTTACAATTGGTTTTAGGAAAGGATAATGACTCATAATGGATATACTCAAAAAGAAATGCTTGGACTTTTACTTAAAGGTCAAGACCAACTTAGTGGGCGTATTGACGAGCTTCACGAAAAAGTTAACTCTAAAATTTCAAGAAGTGAACTCTTGGCTTGGACAACGGTTTTGGCGGTCTTAATCGCTGGGTTGTCTCAATTCGTATAAAAACAGGGCATTTAAAGCCGTTTTAAGAGCTTTATAATTCCTTATGGAACACTTGCCCATAACGAATATCCCATAATCATTGGGGTTTTTAATTATATTATTTTAACAATTTGTCATAATCTTAAGTTATAATTAAATAAGTGATTATTGGAGATTATGTCGAATGTAATAGCACTCGAAAATGACGGCGATAAAACTATGATTATTCTTAAAGATGAGAATGATAGAATTAGTAATGTTGTATTACCAGTTGGTATATTTCATTTAAAGCCGAGAAAAGCTAATGAATTTTTTGCTAGCACCTTTAATGAGTTGTCTAATCGCAACTCCGCTAACGCCTAAAGGCTTAGACGAATATAAGGACTGTAAAAAAGTCGAGTTACAGATTGAAGCTGTATCTCATTGGCAACCTCTAATTGAGTTTTATTTTAAAGAAGAAGATGTGATAAGAGCAATGAGAATAGTTTACTGCGAATCTACTGGTTACTCTAATGCTGTTGGTATTAATAAAGACGGCTCAAAAGATATAGGATTATTTCAATTTAATGACCGAACTTTTACTTGGTTGAAAAATAAATTAACAAGAATGACTGGTTCTTGGAATAGATTAGACCCAGTATTCTCAACTAAATTGGCAAGTTGGCTTGTTTATAATGACGGTTGGTATCATTGGAATAGTAGTAAACATTGTTGGGGTTCAGATGTCTAAAATAGAATGGCAAGAAGATGAAACATTTTCCGAGTATAAAGCTAGGAAGAATGCTGGTATGCAAGGAATGGGTCAAAAGAATGTTAAGAATAAAGATAATTGGTCTCCTGCTCAGAAGCGTGGCCTTAATAATAAAAACAAAGGTAGAAGAAAACAAAACATTGCTCGAAAGAAACTTAGAATACCTGATACAAGGTTTAGGTCTCAAATGGGACACGAAGAAAACTGGCGTGGAGAAGTAAGAGTGGAAGTTAAATCAGGAAAACAAGTGCAATCTTTATGGAATAAATTTTTAAAAGCTAAGTTACAATCAGAAGATAATAAAAGGATAGGAGACGCTAGACCTTTTGTTTTCGTTGCAATGCCTGACGGTGTTAATAACGGGTTAGTGGTTATGGAATTAGATAAACTAGAAGAAACTATATACGCATTCCTTGAAACTTGGGAGCGTGATACATAAGGAAAGGACGCAGGGCTTGTGGACAAAGAAATAGAAAAGATAATAAAGAAGCGCAAAGATGTTGCTCACGATGAGGAACTAGGGAATAACTACTATCCAAGTGGTTGGAAGCCTAATGCTACTTGGGTTAATGCAGATAACAAAGGAGAAGTTACTGCAATCTCTAAAGAAGAGAATCCTAAATTTAATTATTTACTTTCGGATAATGGATTTGACCCAAAGGTTTTTGAAATAATTGAAGATACAATTAGGTTTAGCACTTGGCAAACTCAAAAAAAAGGTGGAGAAATAGTTGACCTTTATGCTTTTAAATTTCAAATCCGTAAGAAGAATCCTCATCACGATAAATATTATGATGAACTTCTTAAAGAGATTAAAAAGAAAACACCAATAAAGAAACAAAGAAAAGTTAAAGCAGATACTTCGTGGGTATTTTGTATGAGCGATTTCCAGTTAGGAAAAAAAGATTATAAGTATAAAGGTAAAAAAGGTTCTGTTGCAACTGTAACAAGAATTAATGAAGCTTTAGAAAAAGGAGTTCAACAATTAGAGAACTTTAAAAAGATTGGAAAGAAGATTGATACTATTTATTTAATTTCTCTTGGGGATTTAGTTGAGGGAACTTGTCATTTCTATCCTAATCAAGCTTATGTAATTGATTTGGATAGGTCTCAACAAGAACACTTAATGCGAAAAATGATTATAAAAATAATTGATACATTTCTTCCTTACGGAAATGAAATAGTTTTATCAGGTGTAGTTTCTAATCATTCAGAGAATAGAAGTGCTAAGGCTAGCGTTGCAACAACTAGATTAGATGACTCAGGTCAAGCACAACTACAAGTAATAGGAGAAATCCTTGAACAGAATAAAATGTATGATAAAGTTAAAGTCCTTGTTCCTGACGGATATCATTTAACCTTAAAGATTTCTAATCGTTTGGTCGGTTTTACACACGGACATCTTGCAGGTTTCGGCGGTGGAGATTCTTGGAAGAAAATGGAAACCTTTTGGAAAGGTCAGATGTATGGTAAGAGTCCTTTGGCGGACTGCTCGATTTTAATATCGGGACATTATCATCACTTCCGAGCTGTTGAACAAGGAGCGGGAAAAGACGATATGAGATTATGGTTACAATGTCCAAGTGTTGACGACTCAGAGGAACTTTATGCAAGGACTGGATTAAAAACTAAACAAGGTGTATTAACTTTGACTGTAAATGAGCAGGGTTGGGACGACTTAAAGATACTTTAAAGCCTATAAACATTGAGGTTTTCCTTAGCTAGCATAATCTTTGATTTATGTCAAGTTTATTTAAAATAATTTATAATAAAAGATTGCATTAATAATCGAAGATTGTATTGTTATAGGTATAGAGATTGCAGTTAGTCTCAACAAAAGCAACTGAGTAAGGCGAGAGCAAAACCCAAGAAATTGGTAGGCGAGAAATCTTAAATCAACCCTGATGAAAAAAAACTCAAAAACAAAGAACTTTACAGGACATATTGTTAGGGGTCAGAAAAAAGTAGATTGGGAAGTAATTAGCCCACTTGTTAAGAAGTAAACGATTGAAAAGAGTATGACACGCTTATTACCGCTGATAGTAATTAGACTTAGGTAATTCAAAAACTTAACTAGCGAAAAAATAATAGTATGTTCTACAAAGTTCTTTGTAAGTCAATGGTGTTGGACGGGCATACGGACTACAAGTATTTCGGAGAGATACTAGGTTATTTATTTAACTTTGAGAGTATAAGATTCGGTTGATTCGCTATCAATACTTTTTACATAACTAATAGGGTAGATATGTAAATTGTTAAAACGAACGCTTGATAAAGTAGCGTTACCCTGAGCGTAAAGTATCTGTGTGCCTAGACCAAGACCATTGACTAACTAAATCCTTATGGATATGAGTAGTTGTTTGGTAAATTAAAAGCCCTGCTGTTAGTTCTTTGATAGGTTATGTAATGACTTATGAAAGAACTATCAGTTGAAAACTAAGTTTGAGAATAACTAAGTTGGATTGGAACAAGGTTTGCTATAAAACATATATTGGTTATAAACAATATGAACTATTTTTAACAGTTATTCACAATTCCGAAGTGAAGTAAGTGCGAAGTGATTTAATCTTACAGTAGGGTAATAGCTACTTAAATAGCAAACATAAACGCTCATATCCGTAAGGGTTTAGTAACAAAGGACTTAACAATATAAATAAAGGAGAATATATGATTGACTTAAATATGCTTGATGTATCAGGCGACGACTTATGGAACTCAATTGATTTGCTTGTTGTAATAGGCAATATAATCTTTTGGCGTTTCTTTTATGTAGTAGTTATTATTC